TAGCATCGCACTTAGGCTCGCCACCTTGATGATTGATAATGGTGCATTGGTAGCCACCCCAAGCGCGACCGTTCTTCTCACCTTCTCGCCACTTCATGTGTCCATGCTTGCATTGTGGTGCTTCTTGTGCTTCTGGAGTTCCTAGAATGTCCTGCACTAGATCTAATGCTTTCTCTAAAGTCACCGGTGCATCCACTACCTTCATGTATTCATTGACTGGAGTAGTCCAATAGTCTTTGTAAATTGATTCTGCTGGTACAACATCTTGTACCGCTGGCTTTGCTACTTTTGTAGCAACGATTCTGCTCATTTCTTCGCGGCTAGGTCTTTTTCCTTTAGGAGCATAACCTGCATTTGCAAGTGCTCTGCCGATTGCCGAAGTCTCACAATTCTCCAGTGCTGAAGTCTGATTGACGCCTCTACTAGACACCGTCTCTTCAGCGTACCCTGTTGCCCAAGCAACGCCATCGCTAGCATCTTTGTATAGGTACGCTTTAACGATGTATCGATCTCTTTCGACCACTTCCAACTCAGTTGCAATGCGGAAATCTGGATAGTCCTTAATAAACTTTTCAAGTCTCACCTCGACTGTCTCGTAATCGGCTAAATTAAACATAGAGTTCATTCTCCTCTGTCTGTAATTGACCAGCGATTGCAATGTAAGAAGCTGCATCAATCCATGTGTCTACAAGATTGCCATCTTCAATGCTTCTGGCTAGTTTGACTAGAGATAAGATAACTGCGACTTGGTAGTCCATAACTGGCATCTCCAAGTAGGCACTTATTAGCCTAGCTGCTCTCTGCATGTTATCGCTAGGATGTCCGTAATGCAGTCCTCTGTCTGAGTAAAGATCAGTGGCTGACTGTAATATCTCTTTGTGTTTCATTCTTGCCAGAAGTCCTGTCGGCTCATGGATCGCCCTCTAGACCAGCCTTCTCGCCTGCCATCCTTAAAGCCTTGCCAGTACCAGATGAAGTTAGAAGCTAGTAATAAGCCAATCATCCCTATAATTGTAAGTGAGTTAATCATTGTGTACCTATCTGCATCCAGTGCCCTTGACTGGCTTACTGAATTAGTGTCGCATAGGTAGCAGACATTTATAGTGATTTAACTATAACGATTTGATAACGGATTATGTGTCAAAGCACATAAAGATTACTGGTATAACTTTCCGTACAATGTGAATGATCCATCTTTGTTAATCGGTACCAGCATGGTACTAACGCGATCTCCATGCGTCTCTATGACTGCCACGCTCATCTGCCAATTAGCACTCCCAGCCTTTAAATAAGAGGCTTTCTTCTTGTCCATGACATTACCTGCCTCTAAGCCCCACAAAGTCCTGTACGAGGCTCCTATGCCCTCTGTGAAGGCACTAATGCCTGCTCTGTGAGTGTGTCCACAGACTACAGACTTACCAAACTTCTTAGCCAGACCAAGTGCTGTGAGTCCAGCATTAGAGTTCATCGATCCTTCATCACCATGAACTAAGACCCAGCCTCTGTGGAACTCAAAGGGCTTTTTGTGGAAACGAATCCCCAACTCATTGAAGCCCATAAAGTTGGAGTAGTCGAGTTCTGGAAGTCCGATGAGGCTAGGAGCCCCTCTAACGAGAGTGTGGTAAAGACGATCGGTGTGGTTAGATCTAGTGATGTCGGTAGTTCCCAGATCCCAGAGGATGTTTTGAGCCAGACTTCTGTCCGCATCTAGCTGCCCTTCATACTCTAGGTGAGTGCCCTTAGCCCACTTGGATTGGGATTGCATGTCCAGTTCATCACCTGTGTTTAAGACGAGATCAAACTTCTCACGCTTTACTAACTTGATTAGATTCTTTACTGCTTGCTCATGATGATACGGAATCTGTAGGTCACTAATGACCAGATACCTTTTCTTCTGGCTGCTAGTCATCGTCCTCATCTTCGTAATCGCCTAGTTTCTCAGGCGGTACTCCATCAGGCAAGATCCAATGCGGATATGCTTGGGGTTCAGTAATCATAAACATGGCAATATCTTCTGCAAAACCTGCTCGCTTTAATGAGCTAAAGTATTCATAAAGCCCAATGCAGTAAGCATCCAGTTTAGAGTAGCCTTGCTCCTCTAACGCCTTAGTCGCTTTTCTTGCCATAGCAGAATGTTACCTGTCAAGCAATATGTTATAGATCTCATCGACTCGCGTGTTGAGTCTTTTGATCTCAGACAACAGATGAGTAATTACATAACCAGCAAGACCACCAAGTATTCCCAGTGTGGCTAGATAGAAAGTAAAGAAGTCGTTCTGTGTCACTTCTTCAAGCCTAATGCTGTGTCGTTAGCGTTAAGATAACGCAATACAGGTGGAAGGATAGAAGCAATACCTGCTGCAATGAGTGCCTTAGGATCTGTGACCCCAGCTGCTGCCATCGAGATAACTGCTACTAGGAACGCTCTAGCCCATGAGCCTGCTGCTGTCTTTAGTTCATTCATTATTCTCCGCCTAACATAGGTATCTGAAAAAAAGCTTCATCATTATCAGCTTCTTTCTTAAAGCTGACATGCATGTGCTTAATGTGTTTGTTAGCCCCTGTGTATTTGCGCCACTTCCAGTTGAGGATGTGGGAACAGATTTGTCCATCGAATATGATGTAAGCAATACGCTTGTCCGCTTTTGACTTTGATAAGGTACGAAGCTGATCTGCAAGATCGCCCATGATGTCGGGCTTTGATCCCTTAAATAAGTCACGATCGATGTCGATGGCACGAACCCAACCTTGCCCATCTGGATTATGATCAGACTTGCGAGCAGCGTGTCGGGTATCACCGATCCAGCCATCCGATGTGCGGTCACGATCTGGGAATGAGTCATTGCACTGTTCCCTTAACTGTGATGCAGCTTTAGATAACTGTGGTTTCATCCGACAAAATTGGTGTGGATTGTTCCGCTACTTCAATTTCAATAACTTCGCAAGTCAAGTAAGCATCATTAGTTTCCGTTGCTTTTTTGGCATCATCTTTGTTAATGAAATAGGCAAAAGGTGCTTCGTATGCGGCTTTGATTGCGTAAATAATCATAGCAATTACTCTATCACGGGTGGTGTGGATTGTTCCGCTTGCATAGCATCATAAGTTGATTTAAGCATCGAAGTAAATTCGCCGTTGCCTCGGTCAATAATTGCGTGAGTTTCTATGACACCCATTGATTCAACTTCGATAAAAGTTACTTTGTCCATTTTATAGTTCCGCCGTTACTGCTAGGTATGCGCTCGTAGAGTTGTTTGCTAGCAACTGGAAAGGACGACCTGCGACCATACCAGATGCAGCAGAGATTGAAAGATTGACTAGATTTTGGCTAGAGTTTCCAATAGTAATTCCAGTAATTGTGATGTTTCCACCTTGGTCATTGACGAACAAAGTCGAATACTCGACCGCTGTTGGCGTAGAGCGTAAGGTCACAGGCAAATTGAAATAACCATTGGCAGAAGTTCCGCCTGTCTCGAAGCCTTGCAGCATTGGTCCATAAGCACTGAAGGCAGTCTGTCGGTAGTAATACCTCTGGCAAGCGGCTAATTCTCCTTGAAGTGTTCCTGTTGCAGTTTGGAAAGCGGTTGCGACTGAACCCGCTTCAACTTGTACGCCCCAAAAATCAACAGACATTGTTGTAGTGAAGGGTAAAACAATATCTAAACTTAGATAACTGCTAGTGCCGATTGTTTTTCCTGATACAGATGCAACGCTCGTAGTTAAGGCAAAACGCTGCCACGATGAAGTCAAAGTAAAATTATTGCTACTTCCATTGACTGTTGCCGAACCACCAGAACCAAATACTTGATTCCAACGCACATAATTTCCAGTTACAGTTCCTGAGTTAATTCTTGCCCAAAATGAAATGGTTATAGTTTGACCAGCAAAAGTTCTAACATCTTCTATCTGTTGTTGTAGTTGGCGATAAGTCGAACCGCCAGCAGAAGTAACCGCGTAGCGAGCAAAATACTGACCTTCATAACCTGATACAGGGGCGGTTGCGGGTGTGAAAGTTTGCTGACTTAAAGTAAAAGTTGGAGTTCCATCGCCTGTTACATACCATCTATCTGCGGTGTAGGCATTGTTCGTACTAAAAGAGGTGCCGCGTTGCCAAATTGAAAAATCTGAATTGAGCAATTTATTAAGACCCGCTGCGTAGTTGCCTTGATAGCGCAAGCCTGTTGAAGTGGAACTATCTGCTACGAGTGTCTCGCCGTCTGATCCAACTGCTAGGCGTGTTAGGGCTGTGCCACTAGATGCAGGAAACAGATCACCCTTAGCTGTGGGGTCCATGTAGTTTAGGGTTCCTGATAGGTCGTTCATCTGCGCAGCTGTGAGAATGTCACCTGCCGCGTAGTTAGCCTTTACTGGAAATCCGATTGCCATTGTTCCCCCTAGTTTCCGAGTCCATTATAGTCGAGTCGCCCCATATTTATATCATTTAACACAAGGGCATTGACTGTGTTTTCTTGCGTGTAATAAGTAACATCATAACGATTATTGGCAATGCGCCACTCGATGCCTGCAACAACATCATAGACAGTAATAGATCCAGCATTAGGCATAGCCTTAGTGATGGTGATGCCTTTCATCAATTCCTTTGAGATGAGGAACTGAGGGGTTAGCCAGTCTGTAAACTTGTTAAGGTTAATCGTTACTGAGTCAATTCTAGGGCTGACATCTGACAGGACATTAAGCAAGGTCTTGGCAATATAGAGAGCTTCTGCATCCGTCTGGACAAGGACTCCATCGCGAGTGCCATTACGGACAAAATATTGAGCAATAGAGGTTGCATTAGATACATTTTGGGGAGTGCCACCTGTGCGAGTAACAGTCACATTATTGACAAGGATGTCATCATCAAACTTGACTTCTGCATTAGCATAAAAGTTATCATCAAAGCCTGACCCAGGGTTCTGACCTTGTTGCGAGCTACCAATCAATCCTGAATTATCATAAAAAGTTAATTCTCCACCAGCAGCTACAAAGAAAGCACCCTGCTCTGAATCTTGCACAGTACGCAAAGCATCTAAAACTTGGCGGCTAGTGCCGGGGTCTGCTTGCAGAGTAACATTGCCACCCTGAATGGTTCTAGCACCTAAGCTGCTTGGATAGCCTATTTGATCTAGAATGGCATTGACACGCGCTCCAGATAACTGGACGCCTGCTCCTGCAACTGTTGTAATAACTTGATTGTTGAGCAATCTAAAAGCGTCATAACATTGGAAAGTGACACGATCCACGCTTGTAACACCTTGCGAAAAGGTTGTAGTTACAACATTGATATAGCCAGTCCAGATTGTAGTAGCTGTGAAATCATCTGAACCCTTAATCTTTACACGCATCTTCTGCATTGGAAGCAGTGGGTAATAAGGGCTAGAGGTGTTAGCAGGGTTATAGTCACCGCTATCATCTTTGACTGTAATTGTGGCAGTACCAGCCTCAAAGTCATTAAGTAAGCGATTACGACCGCGCTTTGTGCGAACTTCTAAAACATCTGCTGAAATATCTACAGCAAAAGCCTCGGAAAATACTTGACCTGCCGACTGGTCAAGATAGACAAAGAGTTGAGGATAAGCCATTAGATACTCGTAGAGTTATAAGTAATGGCTTTGCCATTCTTCTGCTGTTGATAGATTGCATTAGTAATGGCATCGATAAGGTTGCCTTCTGAGATAACTGATCCGCCAACACTTACATTGATTGAAATAGGCATAACGCCACCTACGCCACCGCCACGATTGCGAGAAGGAGCACCTGCATCTGGAACTGATCCGATAGGTGCGTTACTTGGTGGAGCAACTGGAGCAGGAAGATTCTTATCAAAAGCACCGCCACCGCCTAAATTAGGTGGGGTGAACTCTTTGAGATTAGGCTGAATGAAAGTAGTCAAGCCCATAAGTCTATTGACTTCATTGAGCTGCTCAATAGTCTTTCCAAGCCCTGATCTAAACTCTGAGAACGGATCTGCGACCTTGTTCATCTTGATTGAGTCTAGAGTTGCTTGAAGCTCTTTAGCCTTTGCCTGAGCCTCTGTCAGTAACTTTGTGTACTTCTCAATGTCACTAATGTTCTCATTCTCAATAGCCCTCATAAGCAGTAAGCGGATGCGATCTTCTTCTGAGAGTTTACCCTTTAGGGCTGCTTCAATTTGGATCTTCTGTAGGTCAAAGATAGCCTTAGCCTTTGAGAGCTTTAAGTTTTCCTTTGTTGATTTAGTTAAAGCCTGAGTTGCCTTTACTTGGGCAGCTGCTGCTTTAGCTGCTGCTTGATCTGCTCGCTGTGTGTCCTGTGAGGATCTACTTACAGAGACATTGCCCATGCCCTTGAAGGCATTAGGGTCTGTAGCAAACAACTCAAACTTAAATATCGACTTAGTAATGGCAATAAACTTGCTAGTTTCACGAAGGAAGTTAGCGATCGAATTAGCGGCTGCATCAATCTTGGCAATGAAATCATCTGTAGAAGTTGATCCAGATACAGTCTTTAACGCATCAAACAGACCTTCACCGATAGTCTCTTTAGCATTGTTACTTGCTACAGCTAGTCTGGCTAATGCGCCTGCGTAACTATCTGCTGCTGCTGTGGCTTGTCCTGCAAAAAGTACATTTAGACGATCTTGGATCTGCTCAAAAGATGATGAACTAAGCTCTGCCTTGCTGAGTCCTACACCTAAGCGACCTAGTGCCTGAGTCTGTCCTAGATAAGCCTTTTGTAGACTTTGTGAAACCTGAGTAACGCTCTTACCTGTGCCTGCTGCGATGTCTAGTGCAAGGTTAAGTAATTCCTGAGACTTAGCGACATTGCCTGTAGCACGAAGTAAGCGATCCATTGCTGGACGAAGTTCATCATCTAACACGCCTGTCTGTTGCTCTAGGCGATTGATAAAGCCATTGACTGTGCCAATGTTTGATCCGTAGGCAAGGTTTAGATTCTTTAGAGTTGTAGCCAGTGCAGTTGCTGCTTTGTCATCTTCTGCAAAGGCTTTGACAGAAGCACGACCGTAAGCAAGAACTGCTGCTGTGCCGAAGGCTAGACCAAAGTTGCGAGCAAGATTCTTTGTGCTTTTGTTTAACTTATTAATTGCTGTGTCAGCTTGCTTAAAACCTTTGCCATCGAGCTTGGAGCCAATGTTAATATCTATAGCCATTAGGCAGCCTTACTGAACTTAGTAGTTTTAGATCTGTCATAAAACTTGCGTTCTGCTTTGTCGATGGCTTTGATGGCTGCTCCATAAGCCTTGCCTTGATCCTGCGACCATGCTTTAAGGATTAAGCGACCGCGACCTTTTAGGCTGCTAGTCAATGGACCAAGATTCTCAATAAACTTCTCGCCTGCATTAGGGTTGCTGGATCGGCTTACCTTCTTAGAAGTACCACCTGCCTTAGGACCTACCCACGGTTGCCCTTGTCCGTTATTGGCTCTACCTGCTGTTTCATAGATTGCACCTGCAACAGACTTGTTAAAGATAGTTGCGTTAGAAGTGAAGCCAGATTTAGTAGTTCTGCCTTGCTTTGTAGTAAAGCCAATGCCAGAGCGAATAGTCCTAGCGTTATACATAGGGAACTTAGCCTCTGAGAATGAGCGAGAAGCCCAACCAGACATAGGAGAATCAGAAGGCACAAAGCCCTTAGCCTTTTTAGCAATAGGAGCTAGTGCAACTCTAAGTTCTGAGTTCAATTCTTTATTTAAGTCTGGAGCGAACTGGCGGATAGCCTTGCGAGTTTGCTTAACGCCTTCTACTGTTACTCGCATCACTCACCTCTTTCGCTTCATCTTTGAGACCTTGCAGAAGTGCATCTAGCATGGTCTTATCTAGTTCCAATAGTTGCTGTGGCGCGATCCCCAATCTAATGCTTAGCCTAGCAATTAGATAGGTGAACGGAAGATCGCGCTTTAAGACAAAGGGTCTGAGTCAACTACCTCAACACTTTTAAGTGTTTCGATAAACTCAATTCCAAAAGGCTTAACAGTTTCACCTGACCTGCGAGTAACTTCCCAAGCCAACCAATAGACCGAGGTCTGCATTTCATCATCCCTAAACGCCTTATGGAACCCTTTTTTAGCGTATATCTCAAACGCGTACTCCACTGCTGGAGTGATCTCGCCTTCAATAACGCTTCCATCTGCACGAACGATCTTTAGTTTTGCCATGATTAGCCCCCTTGTTTAGTTGTTTAGAATGTGCCTGTTGTTGCTACTGCAACTGTTGAGTTGGCAGTAAATGTGATCGATTGTACCCCGATGTCACCTGTTGCACCGTTAATGTCGGTGGTGTTGTTCACCAATAAAGAAACGGTATAGAGAGGGTTGGTTGCCGAAACTACTGTAGGTGAACCCTTAGTTTGTACAAATAGTGCGGTTACAGTTGTTCCCCATGCAGCTTGCAATGTTGCTAGAACATTGGATGTTGCTGTGTCATTTAGGAAATCAATAGTTACAGTAGCTGATTCCAAGCCTTTTACAAACTTGTGTGCTGAATCACCCATGGCTGTAATTTCCAGCTCATCAAAAGTGCGATTGATTGTTACTGCCGTTACATGGTCAGAAAGATCAACTGAGTTAATCTTAACGCCGACCAGATTGTTTAGAAATACAGCCATTAGGATTATTCCTCGTCTTTCTTAGTAGTTGCTGGCTTTGGTGTAGCTGGTGTTACCTGCCCGATTTTGATCAGGAAGGCTTGGTTTTCTTTTTCCCACTCGGACATATTAACTCCAACTCGTAAGGATTGATACGGACATCTCGCAGCTGAGTAGGTCACCCGATGCAGCGTTGAGAATACTTGGTGCGCTGATTGCGCTTACATTATAGACCAGGGATGATGCTGCGAGCTTTGCGAACACGCTACAAACAGTATCTTCAATGCCGTTAAGGTTTCCTTCATTGTCAAACAAAGGCACTGTCATAATAATCTTAAAGTTAGCCATTGGGCTAATAGTGATGTGCTGGTTATTGCTAGGTGTTAAATATGGATCATCTGGGCTGACAATGCAGCTGTTAGCCAAGACAACACTTGGCGGAAAAGCAAAAGTTGAATATCGTGAATTATCTACTAGCGCAGTGGCTAAAGTAGTGCGGAGTGTAGTTATCGCTACTGGAGGCATTAGCCCACCATTGAGCGAGGGTCTAGCGCATGTGCAATCAATCCTCGCACCTTAGCGAGAAGCTGTGCGCTCATTCGATAAGGGCTTGGCTGGAAATCAACAGCATTAGATCCACTGAGAGTAGCGGTTCTTGCTTGCCAGATTTCAACAGATATCATAAGAGCTGCTTGCTGGACTGCCATGTCAAGAGTCCAGTCTGTGTATGTCTCGGCTGTTACTGTGCCAAAAGGCTCAATAGGATGCTTAGCCTGTGCAACTGTGTGAGTCGTAGTCACTGTAAAAGAATAAGCCCCAACACCTGTAATAGTTTTAGATCCATTGTATTTAGTGCCAGAATTAGAAATAGTTACAGTCTGTCCAACATAGAAGATGTCTGTAACAGGAATGTCAAAGTAAAGAGTGCCTTCGCTTACGATGTTGCTATGTGCTACTGGAAACCACTTAGGAGCCCAAAGCATAGGAATTAAGACTGCATCGGATGCATCGCAGACTTCTTGAAGGGTGGCATCTGCATACAAAGTACCGACTCCGAGAGTGCTACGGAGTTCTGCAACTGTTGTTAGTGCCATTCCCATTCCTTTCTAAAGACTCTAGGGAGTCAGAGGGCTACTGACCCCCTAGAGCGACTTAGTGTGGCTTACGCCTTGTTGTTCTTAAATGCGCCTGCTCCGACCTTGGTTGCAATCGCACCAAAACCGTAGTAGCCGATTGTTACCTGTCCTGCTGCAGTTGATTCTGCGCGTAGGCGGTATGTTGGTGACTCGTACCATGTGTACGCATCTGGGTTCACGATAAGGATTGTGCCATCTGAATCTCCAGCGTTTGTTGGATCTACATAAAGGTTAAGTCCTGCAACATTACCTGTTAGTGATGTTGGTGCTACTTGACCGCCTGCGTTCATTGGCTGTGATGCTGTGTAGATTGGGCGTCCTGAATCATTGAGAGACATGATGTTTGACCATTGTCCTGTTGATACAACCATGTTGCGAGCAAATGGATTTGGAAGTCCTGCTGTTGCTGCATAAACAGAAGCAGATCCGCGAGCAACGATTCCTAGCAATTCTGCTGCTGTTGGGTATGTTGCTACTGTAGTTGCATCTAGTGATGCACCTGAGATCAACGCTGCGTTCACTGCTGCGTTTGTTGTCTTTGCATAAGCTGCTGCCATGTTGCGTACTAGCTCATCAAAGAACGCTGGAGAAGTACGATCTAGCAATTCAACAGAGAATGTCTGCTGTCCTGCGTACTTCTTTACTGATACTGACAAAAACGCTGAGTTCTGATCTGTCTCTGTAAATGCTGCGCCTTCTGCAACTTCACCAACTGTTGGCATTACTGTGATCTTTGGGATCTCAAAAGTCATACCTGCATCTGGCAATACTCCACGAGAGATTGCATCGATTGAAGGACGAATTGTTGTGCCTAGTGGGTTGATGATTTCAGATAGTTGGCGTGTTGGTACTAGACCAGCGTTATCTGTTGTGTCATCTGCTGCGCGTAGGTACTGGCGAGCATCTTCGTCACCTAGTGCTGCGCGGATTGTGTTTTCTGCGTACTTAGCTGCTGTTACTTCAATGCGTGGCTTTGTGAAGTATGCTGCTGAAACAGTTGGGCGAGCAGCTTCAACCGCTGGTGCTTCAACTGGTGTTGCTTCGACTGCTGAAGTGGTTTCTTCCACGGTGGCTGTCTCGCTTTCTGTTGGTTGGGTTTCTTCTTCTACGACAGATTGTTCTGCCGCAATATCAGTGACTTGAGCCGATTTAAATGCGGGCTCTGTGACAAGGCTTGTTTCTACGAGCCTAGCTGAGGAGACATAAGTAATGCCATCTTTAATTTTTGACTTTAGGACTTCTGCGCCAATACTCAAACCAGATTGCAATCCTTCTTCTGCAAGGATTAGAGCTTCTGTACCGCGCTGAGATCGGCTAACAGAGAACACTGCGTGGATTGCATCTTCTGATTCGCTGAATGAAACCATGCGACCTAGAGGCTTCTTGTTGTCATGCTGGCTTAGCAACTTGATTGCTTTAGGATCTGCAATCTCGATTGATCCAGAAGCAAAGATTACTTTGCCCATATTTGTTGACCCTGCTTCAACATTGAGAGGCACGATCTTGCCTGAGATTGTGCGACTGGCTGAGTCTGCTGTTAAATCAACAGAGAAGGTAATTACTTGGTTCATTGCATACCTTGGCTTCCATTAGGTGTTAGGTCAGTCATTTCCATAGCCTGTTCTGTAGTGATTAGATTTAGGCTAAGCAATTTTTCGATTACTGCTAGTTCCTGCATTGGATCTGTGCGTAGGAAGTTCTTGTCAATATCAAACTTAACTACATTGCCACGAGCAGTAATATCATCCATAGACAAGCGATCTTCTATTGCCGATACAAAAGGTTGCAAAGATAGTAGAAGGAATTGCTTTCTTTCGTCTTGGACATTGGCATAAGTCATCGAATTGTTCATCTCTGCTGAAACATAATAAGCAGGCACATTACACAAGCGAGCAATTTCAGTTGCAAGATTTTGAATTGCTTCTCCGTACATCATTTCTTTAGGTGAGAATGACACTGGGTTATATTCAAGTGTCGATGTTAGGTAAGCAGTAGAACGATTATTGCGAGCAGATTTCCATGCAGCTAGTAATCCAGATACTTCTTTAGGATCTAGATCAGCACCAGTATTTTTAATGTAACCAGTTGCCATTGGAGTTGATGCTGCAATTGCTGCTGCTTTCTGGACATCAATCGCTGCGCGTATTGTTTGTATTCCTGTGTTAAGGATTCCCGGCAATAAACTTTGAAAGGTGATTAAACTGCCAAGACCATCCATCGGTAAAGTCATTCCATCGACTGCATAAGATTTGACAAAAGTATTTGTGCTATCAAGTGTGATAGTTACGCGATTGTTAGCGATCCACTCAAAGCGTGAAGGGCGTCCATCTTCCTGATAGACCTCGACCACTTTCCAGAAAGCCTGAGAATATAGGAGCAAGGATTCAACTGTGTATGCAATCGTTACTGATCGTGGTTGTGAGTATGAAGGTTGCTCTAACCATGCAGGTGAGCCAAGTTCCTCGTTAGTTGATTTTTTGTAAAGCTCTAATGGGATTGCCCCGATAGTTCCCGCTAAAAGATTTCTGCATCTTTGTAATGCTGGTACAGAAAGCGCATCTTCTCTACTTACAAAAGCATATTGGAAAGGCATTGCATAAGGTGAATACTCGCCAAGAACCTGTGGCGCGGATTGAGCTTCTAGTAAAGGCTTAGATTCTAGACCAAAGGCTTGCAATAATTTACCCATAGACAGAAAGTGTAGCATTTGTCAAGAGATTAGACAATATGCTAGGGCGTGTCTAAGTATAGATTTGAGGTTTAGCCACTGGGATCATTAACTTGCTTACAACCATTGCCAAGCCAATAGGTGCTGAGATATCTCCAGCAGACTTTCGTTTAATGATGCGCCATGCCGAGTCATTGACCTTAGCTGCACAGTTATTCATCTGTTGAATTAGTTCTGCCTGACCATTGTGAACAACACGAGCATTGACCAAGCCTTCTAATAGATCTCCACAGGCTTTGTAAAACTGTTGCCCTGAGACATCTTCGACCATGACCCCAGCATTGCCTAAGCGATCGGCAATAGTTTGAGTGGCGTATTTGTCAAAACAAACTAGGCGCGGTTTATAGATATCGCACCAACCCTTGATGGATGCCGCCATCTTTAACTCATCGATTGCAACCTGAGAGGTATAAGTCTCTAAGATCCCGATGCCAATCCTCCCATCTGGGAGTAGCTGTCCTGCGACCAATGATCCGTTCCTGCGTGAAGGACTGACATCGAAACCAAATACAGTATAAGCCCCGGGAGCCATTTCTAGTGTGCTATCAGATGTATCTTCTAGAACGCCGTGAGGCCAAGGACTACTTAAAGAATCGATCCACTGACAGAGCGTTTCAGTGCGCGTATTTTCAATAGGAGATGTAGCAATCGCTTCTTCAATCGCTTCCTCCGTGATTGTGTACCCCAGTGAGGGGTTAGCCAAAGCCCATGCATCTCGATCAGTTATCTTGCAGTATTGAGGGGCTGAGTATTCATAGAATCCGAAAGACTTTGGTGGATAGTCAATAGCTCGTTCTCGTAAGTCGTTAAGGACAGTGCTAAAAGCGTCTCCTGCATTAGAGGTAAGAAGCGTTTGAGAGTTTGGGTGAGCTCTAGTTGTAGGAGTAGCAGCTCTAAATCCATCTTCTGTGATTTCGCGGATTTCATCAACATAGAGGAGTCCGTTGACAGATCTGCCTCGACTGCCGTCCCTAGTTGCTGCAACAACATCAAGCCTTGCTCCAGATAGCATCTCAATTGACTCTGTGCCGTTTGCATGTCTGATCTGTTTGACGAATCCTTTAAGGTGGTCATTGGTCTCCAATAGGTGAGTGATCTGTCTGAAGGTGTCTAGTGCCATGCTTCTGTTAGAGGACATAATAAGGACATCTGTATTCCACTTGATCAGGTGTGCCAGTATGAGCATACGCGCTAGATGTGTCTTGCCGTTTTGCCTTGCAACAAGAATTAGGTTTGTCTTACGAATCCAAAGACCTTTTTTGTCTGTGGTCAACATATCTTTAAGCACAAACTCCTGCCAAGGCATTAAGGGAATCTTTACAATCTCACAGAGATCTTTGACATCTTGCAGCTTGTTTTTGCCTTTAAGAAGTGGGCTGTGAAGCCTTGGCTTGGTTGCCCCTCGTAGGGCTTTTGGCTTTCTGGGCTTAGTTGTCATTGATCTGGATTAGGTCGGGTCTTAAAAGGACTGTCCAGCATCGTCTCGGACTGCATCGGGGAGATATAGTCCAGAAAGACAGGGGGGCTCCTTC